TGGTCAACAAGATGGCGTTCAGCTAGGCGAGCCGTTCACGCGCGTCTATGACAGCAACAAAGACTATGGGATTGATGGCGCGTTGCAAGTGTCCGCAGTATGGGCATCCATTGAACTGCTGACCGACAACATTGCATCTTTGCCATTGTTTGTTTACGAGAGATCACAAGACACAGAAGGCCACAAGACACTAGCTCGCGACACGATGCTGTGGAAATTGTTGCACGACTCACCAAACCGTCGCCACACTCCAATGGAATTTTGGCAGTTCATGGTGATGAATTATTTGTTCAGAGGTAACGCATATGCACGACTTGTACGCAATGATGCAGGTGAAGTTATTGAGATGTGGCCTCTTTCTTCAGACCAAGTTGAAGTGGATGTACTCGTTGATAAGTCAATCGTTTACAAATACCAATACGAAGGACAAGTAGCCGTATACGACGAGAAGTCAATCTTCCATTGGCGCGACAAGGGTAACGGCATTGTTGGCATGAGCCGCCTTGACTATATGCGTAACTCTGTTGGCATTGCAGTTGATGCGCAGAATCACACATCGCTCGGATACAAGAAATCCGGAAAGCGACCTGGAGTTTTCATGATCGACAAATTGTTGACTGAAGACCAACGGAATAAGATTCGCGGCAACTATCGCGGATTGGTTGAAGGTTCAGATGATGATTTGTTGGTGCTTGAGGCGGGTGCTAAGTTTGAGCCATTGAGTTTGACCCCTGCTGATTTGCAATTGCTTGATACGCGCAGATTCTCAGTTGAGGATATTGGCCGTTGGTTTGGCATCTCTTCGGTGATGATCAACGACACAAACAAAACAACCACATGGGGAACAGGCATCGGCCAACTGATTGAGGGCTTCTACAAGTTCCGTCTGCGACCAATGCTTGAGTCACTTGAGCAATGTATTGACCGAAGAGTGTTGACTTCAAGACAGCGCGAACTCTATACGGTTGAATTTTCCTTGGATGCGATCTTGCGCGGTTCTTTGAAAGAACGCTTGGAAACTGCATCGCAAGCTGTGCAGAATGGCTTGATGACCCGCAACGAATGGCGACAGCTTGAGAATCTGCCCCGCAAAGATGGCGCAGATGAACTCACGGCTCAATTGAATTTGGCTCCTCTGACATCCTTGGGAAATCAAAGCAATGCCAATCCCCAATAATGCAATGGTCGATGAGGCACAGCGTGGCCTCGATTGGCGTAGCGAGTTCGGCCGTGGCGGCACAGAGGTCGGCATCGCAAGGGCGCGTGACATTGTGAACAAGGTGGATTTGTCTGACGAAACAATTGGTCGCATGGTTTCTTTTTTCGCAAGACATGAAGTTGACAAACAGGCGGAAGGTTTCCGTCAGGGTGAAGAAGGCTACCCCAGTAATGGTCGCATCGCTTGGGCTTTGTGGGGCGGTGACTCAGGCAAGACATGGGCAGACCGTGAATGGGCTAAGATACAAGACTCGGAGAGTAAGATGATTGCAAGAAAGCAACTTTCATTAAACAGTGTGAGCCTCAAATTTGCAGACGCATCAAGCGGCAAGTTTGGCGGATACGCTTCAACCTTTGGTGGCATTGACAGCTACAACGACACGATCATGGCGGGTGCATACAAATCCGTTATTGATTCCATCATGAATGGTTCGGCTCGTATGCCTAAGATGTTCGTCAATCACAAATCTTGGGAAGTTCCAATTGGCAAATGGACTAAGATGTATGAGGATGAAAAGGGCTTGTACATCGAGGGTGAGTTGACCAATGGCAACCCTGAGGCGGCCATTGTCAAAGCGGCCATGCAACACGAAACAATTGATGGCTTGAGTATTGGTTATATGCTGAAGCAGAGCGACATTGAATTCTCTGAGATCAATGGTCAGACTGTTCGCGTCATCAAAAATATCAGCGACTTGTCAGAAGTGTCAGTCGTTACATTTCCCGCAGACGATATGGCTCGCGTTGACTTGACAAGCGTCAAGACATCGCTTGACCAAATTGAAAGCATCAAGGATTTTGAGGACTTCTTGCGTGAGGCAGGAGGTTTCTCGAAGTCGCTCGCTACGGCTACGGCAAGTCGTGCGAAGCGTTTGTTCTCTCGGAGTGAGTCCGAGGAAGTGAAATTGCCAAGTGAGCTTCAGCGAATGATCGCTGAGAATCTAAAATCATCTCGGACTCTTTAAAAGGAAATACCATGTCTGATATCGCAGAAATCAAATCTCTCGCGGAAACACAAAGCACATTGTTGAACACCACTCGTGAACTGAAATCATGGATGGAAAAAGCCAATGGCGAAATCGCGGCCTCTAAAGCTGTGGAAACAGAAACCAAATCCGCAATGGAAAAGCTCAGTACTAAAGCCGCTGAGTTGACCGACAAGTGTTTGGAACTCGAGCGCAAGCTGTCTGACTCTTCTAAAGAAGGTCAAAAAGCTAACGAGTCAATTGGTGAGCAGTTGGTCAAGTCCGACGCCTTCCAAGCAATGGCTCAAGGTCGTAGCAAGTTTGCTCGTATTGAAGTTAAGACTGCCATCGTTAACGCGACTGGTCAGAATCAGCCTCTCGTGCAAGATATGCGCGTTCCAGGAATCAACACCGCTCCTAACCGCGTGTTGACAATCCGTGATGTGTTGCCTGTCGGTCGTACATCTTCAAATTTGGTTCAGTACACCAAAGAGAATGTATTCACCAACAATGCGGGTGCTCAGTACTCTAGCCCCAATCGTGAGAATGTGACCAAGCCTGAGTCAGCAATCACTTTCACTTTGGCTAACGCTCCTGTTGTGACTTTGGCTCACTTCATTCCTGTATCACGTCAAGTGTTGGATGACGCTCCTCAGTTGCAGTCTTATGTCAACGGTCGTTTGACATACGGTCTGAAGTTGGAAGAAGAAGACCAGTTGTTGAATGGTTCAGGTACAAGCGGCAACATCGCAGGTATCTTGGCCTCTGGCAACTACACAGCCTTCAACCGCCATGTTACAGGCGACACAGCCTTGGACACATTGCGCAAGGCCATCACTCAGGCTCAATTGTCTGAGTACCAAGCTGACACAATCGTGATCAACCCTGCTGATTGGGAAGAGATCGAGTTGGCTAAGACAACCTATGGCGAGTACATCTTCGGTGGCGACATGGGTCCTGTCAATGCTTTGGCTCCTCGCGTATGGGGTAAGAATGTTGTTGCTACAAACAGCATTGCCTCTGGCACATTCTTGGTCGGTGCTTTCACAATGGGCGCACAGATTTGGGATCGTATGGATGCCGCAGTTCAAATCTCCTTCGAAGATGGCGACAACTTCAAGAAGAACATGGCTACTCTGTTGGCCGAAGAGCGTTTGGCTCTGACGGTTTACCGTCCTGCCGCTTTCATTAGCGGTTCTCTGTAAAGAGCTTGCCCCTGTGCTTTCGAGCATGGGGGCATTATTTATACTAAAACTGAAATAAACCCCGCGATGGAATTAGTAGAAATAATTGCACTAGCTCACTTTGATGATTCACGCATTGGTAGCGTGAGCAAAAAGATGCGCCTGAAAGTGCCGTCAGTTGTAGCTGACGATTTGGAATCAATTGGTTTGGTGCAAATCCTAAACCCCAGAGTGGCGACCGCACAAAGAGGCTCTTTGACCGTTCCGCAGGTCGTTGGGCAGGGCGTGTCGCCTGTATTGTTGCAAGCGGACCGAGTCTCACCGAGGAAGATTGCAACCTCGTTGGAGACCAAGGATGGGCGACCATTGCTGTCAATGACAGCTATCGCAGAGCGTCGTTCGCAGACTGCCTCTATGCCTGTGATGAACAATGGTGGAATGTCCACTACGAGCGAGTCAGCGCAGATTACAGAGGCGAATGTTGGACGCAAGATGAGAGGGCGGCCAAAAGGTTCAAAATCAACCGCATCGGTTCTGAAAACAAAGCAGGACTCGGAGTTGATGGCGTAATCCATCAGGGTGGCAACAGCGGATATCAAGCAATCAATCTTGCATACCTTTGGGGCGCAAAGACAATTGTTCTGCTAGGATTGGATTGCACAGCTTCTCCGAAAGGCGAGGCGCATTGGTTTGGACAACATGGCGCAGGATTGACAGCGAGTCAGCCCTTCAAAATGTGGCAAGCTAAATTTCCGCAACTTGCAGTTGATTTGCAAGCTGAGGGAGTCAGAGTGATTAACGCGAGCAGGGAAACAGCCCTGACTTGCTTTGAGCGTATGACGCTTGAGGAAGCAATAAAAGTATGTTGACCATTTTGACCGCAACAGGCGCAAGACCGAAGGCGTGGGCTATCTGCGAGATGTGGATGGCAAGGCAAACATACAGGGGGAAAGTTCGTTGGGTTATTGTTGATGATGGTGAGATTGCACAGCCAATCACATTCAGCAAAAACAATTGGACTCTAGAAGTTATCCGGCCTACTCCATACTGGCAAAAGGGCATGAATACACAAGCGCGAAACCTTCGTGCGGGTATGAATGTAATCAGCGGCAATGAGCGCGTTGTCTTTATTGAAGATGACGATTGGTACGCGGCTGATTGGTTAGAAACGATAGATAAGAAGTTTGAGAAAGCTGAATTGATTGGCGAAGCAAATGCTCGCTATTACAACCTGACTCAGAAATCTTATAGGCAGATGGAAAACACATTGCATAGCAGTTTATGTTCTACTGCTATTCGCGGACAAGCCTTGGAAACATTCAAGTCTGTTTGCAGAGATACGATTCAATTTATTGATCACACGCTATGGCAAGCTCACAGCAACAATCATTTGTTCAGCGGCCAAAGGGTGTTAGGCATCAAAGGTATTGAAGGCAGATTAGGTATCGGCGTTGGTCATTCAAAAAATTTCCGTGGAACTAAAGATGTTGGCGGTAGAATTTTGAAATCTTGGATTGGTGATGATGCTTTGGTTTATAAGCCAGAGGGAAAAATAAATGACTCAATTAGTTCGGAAGATTAAGCGCACAGCAGTTGTAACGACTGAGCCGATCACATTGGCGACAGCGCGTTTGCATTTGCGTCTTGATGCCGTTGGCTCACCGCCAAGCCATCCTGACGATGCTCTAGTCACATCATTGATTAAGACAGCGCGAGAAGCAGTTGAGGCATACACAGAGTTGACCGTTGCACCAACAACATACGCGATGGCTCTTGATGAATTCCCTGCAAACGAAATTGAGTTGGGAACATACCCAATCAATTCAATCACAAGCATCACATACACAGACACGAACGGAACATCGCAGACGCTCAATGCAAATCAATACATCTTTGATTCATACAGCAATCCCGCGAAGATTTATCCTGTGACCATTTGGCCGCAAGCTAAACATATTCCAAATGCTGTCATCGTTCGCTTTGCCGCAGGATTCACAGTTGGAAGTCCAAATGATTACCCAATGCCTGAAGCGTTGAAGCAAGCAATGCTCTTGTACATTGGTGAGCTTTACGAAAATCGCGAAGCTATCAATGTTGGTAACTTAGTTACACCAATCCCATACGGCATGATTCATCTGATGACGCCTCACCGCATCAATATGGGCGCGTAATGAGAATCTCCAAACTTCAACAGCGCATTACTATTCAGCGTAGAAGTGCTACGCTTGATGCCTATGGTCAAGAGATCAATTCTTGGACAGATATTGGCACAGTATGGGCAGAAGTGAAGCCTTTGAGTGGGCGCGAAAAAATGCGCGCGAACGCAATGGTAGTGGAATCGCAGTTGACACATCAGGTGACGGTCAGATATTCAACTTTGTTCTTGCCATCAACAACTGCTGACGCATGGCGCATAATGTTTGGCGCACGCATTTTCAACATCACAGCATCTTGGAATGTTGACGAAGCTGACAAGACAATCATCTTTGATTGCACAGAGGGCAGTCTAGATGGCCAATGAAGAATATGTCAGAATCGCAGGATTGTCTGATTTACAAACAATGTTGAACGATCTACCCGCAAAGATCGAAGCCAACATTATGCGTGGCGGCTTGCGGCAAGCGGCTAATGTATACAGAGATAGAGCAAGAGCAAATGTTCCTGAAAAGTCAGGTGCATTGAGGAAAAGCATTAAGGTAAAAACTTCTATGCGTAAAGGTAAAGTTATCACTCAAGTTGTTGCGGGTGGTGGCGATGTTTTCTATGCAAAGTTTTTTGAATTCGGCACAGCATCTTTTTACGAAGGTAATGGCCGAACTGTTGGCGCACCATATAAGATCAAGCCTAAGAATAAAAAAGCTATAAAATTTGGTAATGTGCTTGCGCCATATGTTGTTCACGAAGGTGTGAAGCCTGTCGCATTTATGAGAAGAGCTTTTGATGGTGGAACATATCAGGTGATTGATGACCTTGCGGCTTATGTCCGTATGCGAATTGGACGAGAGATTATTAAATCAACATGAATCCAGAACTCATAATTGCCGCAATGCTGAACACCTCAGGTATCACGGCATTGGTCAGCACACGCAAGGCGATGTCGCAATTGCCGCAGAACACGGCCTTCCCTGCGCTCGTTTACACAATCGTTGATGCTGTGCCATTGCCACACTTGCAATACAGCGTGGAACGACAAATGGCAAGAGCAAGAGTGCAGATCAATCCGCTTGCCAAGACAATGGCAGAAGTGAAGGCCATCCATGAACAGGTTCGCTTGGCAATGGATTTCAAATTACAACAGACTTATGCGGGTAAGACCGTTATCAGTAGTCGCCTAGATTTATTCGGTTCACCCGAAAAAGATTTGGATACTGGTACATGGACACAATCCGCTGATTATTTGGTGTCTTACTATGAGTGAGGCACAAAACAGTTTCAGGCAATTGCTTGAAAATTCTGCCCGCATCCCTGTGGGCTTTTTTTAACCGAGAGGAAAGACCATGACAGTCCGCACATCCGCAGGGACGACACTCCGAGTCACTGCATCCGCA